GAAGAATCAACTAAAACTGCTACTATGGTAGCAGAAAAATATAAAAATGCACTAACTGTTGATAGTATTAATGCATTTGCTAATAGCGTAGAAAACATATCAGATAGTCTAGACAGAGTAAATAAAGCATTTGCTAAATCTGACCAGCTAAGCAGCTGGATAGATAAAACAAAAGACTTTTTAGCTGTGTTTTGGGGTGGCCAAAGATCTAAAAAATTAAGTGAAAATTTAGTAGATAGTGTAACTAGTGCGATTCAGGCAATGCCAATAGGCGAAATGCGTAACTCATTGCAGGAGCAGCTAGGAAAAGTATTAGATACTACAGATTTATCAGAGGAAGGCTTAACAGAAAAGCTAAAAAGTTTAACTACTAGTTTACGTGATAAGGAGTTATTAGAGCTTAGTCGTGGCGTACAAACTATTATTCAAAATAGTAAAAAAGCATTAAAAGATGCGCAAGCGGTTACACAAGATGTACGTGAAACTGCTAAATCAACTGAAACAGCTTTTCAAAATTTAGCTAATGCTACCAGAGATAATAGCCCGCTAACAGTATTTTTAGGTAATACCATTAAACAAGCAGCAGCACTTAAAAAAGCTTTAGACGATACTGTTGGTGCTCGCGGAGCCATGGACGAATTAACTAAAAAAGGCGGGTTAGAATTCTTAGATCCAGGAACCGCCTTAACATTAGCTCCATTGGTTGAAGAGTATAAAAACTTAACAACGCAATCTGATAACTATAATAAAACTTTAGCAACTAGCGAAACAAGACTAAAACAACTACAAAAAGAATTAGCAAGTGGGCCATTATTTGCTGGTGATGAGCAACAAAAAAGATCCGAGCTAGCACAACTACCACAAATTATAGAGGACGCAAAGTCTAAACTAGGCGGACTAAATAGTAGAATGGAAGAAATATCTGGTACTGCACGCAGATTAATTCAGGATAGTGTAAGCAAACAAATAGATGCTAGTTTAGCTAATTTTAAATTACGACTACAGCAGTTATCTGTTCAACAACAACAAGCTATAGTTGGCACATATAAAGAACAAACGGTAGAAATAGCAAAACGTCAAACTGATTTAGCTATAAAAGCTATAGATATTCAAAGTAAGCTATCAGATAGTAATATAAAACTTGTGTTAGGTATAGAGCTATTAAGGCTACAAGTTCAACGAGATGCCGATCTTAGAGAATTACAGTTTTATAAGGATGCACAAGACCGAGGTAACCAATTAGAGTCGGCTGTAGAGGAAAGACAAACAGAGCTACAAAAACGTATTTCTAGAACTGGTGAAGTAGAAAAAGCGGTTGCGAAACTTGATGTTACTAAATTAAGTGAATTAGCTAAGCAAGATCCAACATTAATGGCTATAGTTCAACAGCTACAAGGAGCACAACTTGCTAGAACTGGTTTTGCTAATCAAAAGCAGCAAGAATTATTAAAAGGCGCCATTACTCAGGTTGATTTAAGTACTAGAGATATTGTAGAAAGCTTACAACGTCAAGCTGAAAGTATAAATAGACAACTTAATGAAATAACAGATCAAGGTCCTGGTGGTCAAGGAGCTAGATTTGAACTAACGCAAAGATTACGTGATTTAAATCAAGAAATTGAAAGAGAACGATTTAAAGGTGGATTAAAAGCCGCAGGATTAACTCTTGCAGAAGATATAAAAGGAAAAACTGGAGATCAGCTAGCAGAAGCTCAAAAAAGTTATGATTCATTAGTTAAAAGGCTAACCAATACATATAATGAAAATTTAGCAAAAATAGAATCTGATAGTAGAAAGGCTCTATTTGAACTAGCTGCTAAAGGTGAAGAAGCTCTACAACAATTAAATCTTACTGAAGTTAATAGATTCCTGGACCAGGTAATTGCAACGGAAGAAAGAACACAACAACTTGACAAAGCCGGTTTAACACTACTAGAACAAAAACTAAACTTTGAAAGAGAAAATTTTGAGTTTAAAAATAATTCTGGTCAACTATCTACAGAAGAATATAGATTAGGTAATTTACGCTTACAACAAATAGGAAATGAATTAGCTTTACAAAAAGCTATATTAGAGGCTACTAGTACTAGAAATACCGCTACATTACAACTATTAAGAGATATGGCTGCCGCACCTGGTGCAGATAGTGAGTTTGGTCCGGTACCTCAAGCAGGACAACCTAGCTTTATAAGTCGCGGAGCTGCTCTTGGCCAAGGATACCAGGATGCTACTACTGCAGCTATTAACTTATCAAATCAGCAATCAACAATCCTAGGATTAAATGTTACATTAACAGATAGTGCGACAAAATTAGGTGATACGTGGAGTCAGCAATTTAGTAAGATGACGGATGCAATGCTGTCATTTATACAAACTGGTAAGTTTAGTTTCAAAGATTTTATGAATAGTATGTTATTAGACTTTACCAGAACTATTTTGCAAATGCAAATGCAAAAATTTGCTACTAGCTTATTTGGTGGAAGTACGGCAGTAGGAGCAAGTTTAGCTTCATTTTTTGGCTTTAGTGCTATGGGCAATGCTTTTAATAATCAAGGTATTATGAAGTACGCCAAAGGAGGAATTTTTACTAATTCAATAGTAAATAGTCCTACAGTATTTAAAGCTGCAAAAGGTATAGGTGTAATGGGTGAAGCAGGACCAGAAGCAATTATGCCATTAAAACGCGATAGTAATGGTAATCTTGGCGTACGTAGTAATCAAGGAAATGTGGATATAGTAGTTAATAATTATAGTCCAGAAAAAGCAACAGCAAAAGAAACAACTGATGCTAGAGGTAATAGAAGAATAGAAGTTACTGTTGGTGACATGGTTGCTGGAGAGTTAAGCCGTACAAACAGTAGTTTACAAAGAACTTTTACTAATACGTATGGCATAAGTTCAATGGTAGGAAGGAGATAGTATGGCTAACATAACCTGGCCAGTAGGATTACCTCAATCACCTCAAAAAGATTTTACAGAAAATATTGGTATAAATATACTAAGATCACCAATGGATGCAGGGCCGGCTAAACAGCGACTACGTAGTCGCCGGCCCACTACTATGGCACTTAGTTTTATAATGACAACAGCACAAACTCAAACACTGGAAACTTTTGTAAATGATACACTATTAGGCGTAAAGCGATTTAATTTTACTCATCCTAGACTTGGAACTACAGTTGAATGTAGACTAGTTCCACAAGGTGATGGACAATTTTTCTCACTACAGTATCGCGCGCCTGGATACTGGCAAACTAACCTACAATTTGAAATATTACCATGAGTAGACTAAACAGCTTATCAGCATCAGCCATTAAAGCTATGTTTTCCTCAGAAACAGAGGATCAATTAATTACATTATTAACAATTAAAGATCCTGATGGTGGAACAGACGATGTTAGATTAGCTGATAGTTTTACTGGTAGATTAACTGGTGTTACTAGCGGATGGTCTACACAACAGTTAGAAACCTTAGAAGGTTATACAGATGACGCAGAGGTTATGTATGGTGTTACTTTTGCTGGAAAAGATTATTGGTTTATACCAATGCAAATCAATTTACCAAGCGAAGAAGAAACTGGTGTAGGAAACTTAAGTATAACAATTAATTATGTAACACCTGAAGCAATTACACTAATAAGAAAATATTTAACTAAACCAGCACAAGTAACTATAAGTTTAGTGTTATCTAGTAATTTAGTTGGGCCAGCTCCAGAAGCAGAATTTTCAAAGTTTTATATTGTAGGAGCTACTTATAGCGCAGAAAGTATACAACTACAACTAGAAATGATTAATTTTACCAGAGAACCATTTCCTAGCTTTACATTTTCACCATTATATTTTCCGGGATTATTTTAATGGATTATAATAAATATATTGGATTACCTTACCAAGAGAACGGTAGAAACGAACAAGGTATTGATTGCTGGGGACTGGCAAGATTATTCTATAAAAATGAACTAAACATAGAATTACCTAGCTATACAGAACTATATGATGGCAGCTACGACCCTAAGGCCGTAGCTGCCATTAACTATTATAAAGACACTTGGACTAAAGTATACAGCCCACAAATGGGCGATTTGTGCTTGTTTAAAATAATGGGTGAACTTAGTCATGTAGGCGTTTACATTGATAGCGGAAAGTTTTTACATAGTCGCGATGGTAAAGATAGTGTAATTGAATCTATAAATAGTCCTATGTGGTTTAATAGACTAGAGGGATTCTATAGATATACTGAAACAAGTCCATTAACTGTTATAGGTAGCCCACACCCACTACAGTGGAATCAAGCTGTAGAATTAGCTCAGCCAGGAACAAACTGTCAAGCATTTGCAAACTATATTAGTACTAAATATAATTTAAGTGCGGGATTTAGTAAACAATTAATACTTACTATTGATGGAGTTCCTGTTCCGCGAGATCGATGGGAAACAACATACTTTGAAAAAGGTCAAATAGTAAATTATAAAATCGTAGCACAAGGCAGACAAGGACTGCGTACTGTAGCTAGTATTGCTATAATTATTGCTGCGACCGCTTTAGGAGGTCCGCTAGGAGCAGCAATAGAATTTGCAGGAGCCGACGCTGCAGCATTAGGTCAATTGGGTATTAATACTACTGTAGCATCTGCAGGATTTAAAATAGCCGGAACACTAGCAATACAATTTGCTGGTATGGCACTTGTAAATGCAGCGTTTCCTATTAGACCACCAAAAGATCCAGGACAAGCTATACCTACTAATATGTTTAGTGGTACACAAAATCAAGCTAATCCATTTGGTGCAATACCAGTTGTGCTTGGAAAAACTCGTGTTACTGGATTACTTGGAGCTACACCATATCTAGAAACATTAACTGCTACTAGCCTACTACATTTAATCATTATTTGGGGTTTTGGCCCACTATGGGTAGATGAAGCAGGTATTTGCGTAGGTGCTACAAAATTAAGTAGCTTACATCAAGATACTACTAAACGCGACAGAAAGGTACAACTAACCTTAAGCGGCTCAGACTTAGAAACCGACTCTGAAAGAGAAGCGTTTAATAACTATTATCCTAGCGATGTACAACAACTGCCAACAAGCCCAGTAGAATTAATCAATAATAGTACGACAGGTAACCCTTGGACTACTGTTACGTTTACGCAAGCCGCAACTAACATTAAAGTTGCTATTAATTTTCCAGAAGGCTTGCGTATGATAAATACCGAAAGCGGTAATAGTTATGCTCACAAAGTTCGTTTTGCAATAGCTTGCTATCCTAGCAGTTATGGAGATCCTGGTAATACAGTAGATATTCCAGCTAATCAGAATGAATTACGTTATAGTATTACTACTAATAAAACATTTGGATTACAAGCTCCTGGTAGTTTAAGTATACCTCTTGGTGACAATGGTCCTAAAAGCTGGAGTTTATATAGAAAGTATATATTTGCTATACAAGCTAACGGCAGTGTTGAAATGTTTGCTGGCAGCGTATCTGACAATAATGGTAGCATTATAGACCAAGATCTAATAAATGCACTAGAAAGCACAGGATATGCTAGTTTATTAGGCCTGCAGGATACTTATCAGTATACTCCTACGATACCAAGTGGTTTTATAAAATTACATGAAGTTGTATTAGGTCCAAATAACTACTATACAACTAATAGTTTCTTAAGTGGTTACAGCAGTTATGTAATAACTGGGCTAACATTAACTAGTACTGCAGATACCATATCTGGAGAATTAACTGGCGGTAGAACAGTTACCATAGCCAGCGGCAGTATTAAAACAAATACTATTAATACCCCAACAACAGAAATAGATACATTAATCTTTAGTGCATATACAGACTTGCCTAACGCAGTAGCAGTTACACAGAGTACTTGGGCTAATGAATTTTTACGTACTAATGCAGTTTGGAGTAGTACAAACGCACAAACTCATGAATATGATGATCAGGCTACAGGCGTAGTATTTCCATATGATGGATACTATACTATCGATCTAGCTGCGGATAATTGGGCAGAAACCTATGTTAATGGTATTCAAGTAGCTTCAACATCTAATAGCTTTAAAAACGATGAGCAAGGCGGAGTACCAGCAGGATCAGTACGACAGCAAGTATATATAACAGCAGGTACGTATACTGTTAGAGTAGTTGGAAAAAATAGAACTGGAGATGGCACAAATCCAGGTTTAACAAACAGCAACAGAGGTGTTGCCTGTAGAATTAGATTTGTTTGGGATGGTGTAGATAATATTAATCCTAATCAAGGCTGGGAAATTGTTGAGCTAGAGAAGAACGAAAAGGATGGTTTTAATTTTATCTATGAGTTTCCAGACAGGCCTAGAAATACTTATACAGTAAGAGTAAAGCGATTAACAGCCGATAATACTAGCTCAGGTAAAACACAGTTTGCACATAAAGCATACTTATATGCAATAACTGCTACAGATACTAGTGTGGCTCCACTAAAGCCACTGCCTGTGCGTGGCACAGAAAAGCGTAATTTAGCTAGAACAGCTATAGTTGTACAAAGTACAAACAAAGTTAATGGTACACTAGAAGGTGTAAATGCTTTAGTACAAACAAAAGCAAAAGTTTGGACTGGTACTAAATGGGAACGTGAACAACCTACAAGTAATCCAGCAAGTTTGTTTGCTTACGTATTGCAACATACTGCTAATGCATATCCAGTTAGTGACAGTGAAATAGATTGGGATACTTTAAAAAACTGGTATATTTTTTGTGATTTAATAACTACTACAAAACCTAAATTTGAGTACAACAATGTATTAAATAGTACACAAAGTTTAATGGAAGTGCTAAAAGATATAGCCGCAGCAGGTATGGCTAGCCCTACTTTTATTAACGGAAAGTGGAGCGTAGTAATTGATAAGCCTAGAGACTATATAGTTCAGCATTTTACTCCACATAATAGTTGGGGATTTAGTAGTACAAAATCGCTTGTATTTATTCCAGATGCATTTAGGGTTAGCTTTCCTAATGAACTTAAGGCTTATCAACCAGATGAGTTAATAGTTTACAATTATGGATATGCTGAAACAGCCGGTTTTATAGTAAATGCTAATAGTTTTGTAACTGGAAATACTTATAAAATAACTTTTTTAGGTACAACTAATTGGAATGCTATTGGATATAGTGGTGCTCCTATGGTTGGTGAAACCTTTGTAAAAAATAGTACAACAGCAACCGGAACAGGTAGAGCCTTTAGCACTCAATCACATACAACAGGAACTTTTAGAGCTGTATCAGCTGCAGAAAAATTTGAGCAAATAAGTCTACCAGGCGTAACTAACCCAGATCAAGTGAGATATTTTGCTAGATGGCATCTAGCTCAATTAAAGCTACGTCCTGAAGTATATACTATTAATGCAGATTTTGAATATCTAGTATGTACTCGTGGTGATCTTGTAAAAGTAACACACGATGTACCACTATGGGGTGCAGGCTCAGCAAGAATTAAAAGTATTGTTGGCACTACTATAACTCTTACAGAACCAGTTTTATTAAATAACACAAAATCTTATAGTGTATTAATTAGAACAAACGCAAAAGATGGACAAAATAATAGCATAGTTAGTATTAGCAGAACTATACAAAGCGTAGCAACCAGCAACTATTATAACACTATAACTGTTACTGATGGTAATTTGGCCGGGGCAGAAGTAGATAACTTAATAATGATTGGCGAAACAGGAAAAGTTACTCAAGATCTTGTAGTATTATCAATACAGCCTAGCGGTAATACTAGTGCCACACTAACTTTAACAGACTATAGCCCAGAAATATATACAAAAGACCTAGATGATGAAAGCATTAGTTTTAATGCTAACATTAGTTTAGAAAATATAGATATTGTTAAAACAACTATTACTCAAGCTCCAAAAATTATTGAAGTAGCTACAAGTAGTGGTTTAAGTGAACAAGTATCTACAGGAACGTTTATAAATACTACTGTAGTTACTTTTAATAATCCAAGCAATTTAACGCAAACTGCTACAACCATAGAAGTAGAAATAGCGGCAGCAGACAATATATTTGATCCAGACAGACCTAAAAATCCTTACTATACTGATAAACAGTCTAGCAGTTTAGCACTGCAAGGACTAACCACAGATGCCCTATACAAATTACGTGCTAGATATACAAATAACGAGCACAGTGTATTTGGACCATGGTCTAGTGAGTACGGATTTCAAGTAGTTGGTAAGAGCAATAATCCTTTTGTGCCTAATGATGTTATGATAACATTACAAGGAACAAATATTATTGTTAAGCCTATTTTAAATACCGGAAATAGTGAGCCTAGCGATCATAAAACCTATGAATTTAGACTTTACAGAAGTACTGGTACCGGAGATTTTTGGACAGCTACTTGGGATAGTGCTAATATGTTAAAAGCTCAAAGCAGAACCCAAGCCGTATTTAACTTGCTAGATTTACCAAGTACTAGTGGCAATAGACGTATCAGTCAAACTGGAATAAATTATAGAGTAGCTTGCAGAGCCCTTAATAACACAAATAGTTATAGTTCAACTAGTGTTTTAGGTAGTATATTAATTAAGACGATTCAGTAAGGAAGGTATATGTCACTAACAGTAAATAGCGGCCCAAAAGCCTTATACCTTTATTTTACACAGCCTTTTAACGCTGTTGACATTGATGATAATTCCACTACCGGCACACTGCAGGTAGTGGATAACTCTATTCGTGATGACTTGCAAGGTTTAAAGGTATGGATAAGTGAAACTAGTGGCTTTACTCCTGCAGCTGGCAATTTAGTATTTGATGCTGGTTTTCAAAGCATAGTACCACTAACCGATCTTAAAAATAATACTACATATTATATTAAATATGCGTTTGTTAGTAAAATAGATCCCGAAGTATATACTACGTCAGCACAAATTACTGCCGCAACATTAGATACTGCACTACCTATTAGTGGGTTTTTAAATCGCGATCCTATTCAAATACCTACAGATAGTGATGGTAATAATGCTGTATTTACTAATGCTACAGGAACCTTTGTTGTTTATAATTTGAGTACAAATGTTACTGGAACAGCCGCTGTAACCTATAGTGTTGTTAGCGGTAGTTCAGTAGGCGGAGTATCCGCTACTATAGCCAGTACAGGTGTGTATACAATTACAGGTATTACTGATTTAGTAGGTACTATTACCCTACGTGCAGTTTATACAAATCCGCAAAATAGCAGTGAAACATATTCTATAGATCTAGTATTAAATATTAGTAAGCAGCGTCCAGGTAGTACCGCACCTATTGTATTATTAACTAGTACAGGACAAGCATTTGTAAAAGCAAAAAATAATGGTACAATTAGTCCTAGTGCTATTACTTTTGATGCTACAATAGCTAATATAGCTGGTGCAACTTATAAATGGTATGCAGATGGTGTATTAATTAATGGTGCAACTAGTTCAACATATACACTCAATAGTTTTAACAATACAAATTCAAAACTAATAAAGGTACGAGTACAAAGCACTATAGTCGCTAGTATTGATGTATTTGATCAAATGAGTGTATACTATCTTGAAGAAGGTAGTGATGCGCTAAATGCTGCGCTTGTAAATGAGAATCAAACCGTTACGTTAAACGCAGCCGGTACTGTACTTAGTGGACTACCTGTTTCTAGTCAAATGGTAGTAGCTAGAGGTAGTACTATATTAACTAGCGGAGTTACTTATAGTTTGGTTAGTAGTAGTAATTTAACTAATCCAACAATAGATAGCTCTACTGGTATAATCTCAATACCAACAATTACCAATCTTGCTCTTGATACTGCTAGTGCAACCTTTAAAGCTACTGTTGGTACTGCCGAGCTAACTAAAACTCTTAGTATCAGTATTGTACAAGATGGTAGAGCCGCAGTTATTAATATAGGCACTGTTACTACTAGTAATCCTGGCTCAGCTGCTACTGTTACAAATAATGTAACAGATGGTGGAGCCACAAATACTATAGACATAAGTATACCTAGAGGTAATACAGGTGCCCCTGCAAAAGGTATAGATATACTTGGAGCTACTTCAGTTAGTTTTAAACGTAGCTCAGCAGGAGTATATACTCCAGCTAATTCTGGAACCTTAACAGCTAGTCCTCAAAATTTAGTTAGCCCTACATATAATTGGACAGTTAGTGGAGGAAGTTTTAGCAGTAGCAGCGCAGTTACTAGTAGTAGTGCTACTAGTGTAACAGTATATCCTACAGATACAAGTAGCGTTACCGTAACACTTCAAGCTACAGCTGAAAGTATAGTCTACAATAAAACATTATACTATAGCATAGTAGCTGATGGCGTAGGTGCTAATGGGAAAAGAACAGCTACTGGTGTTGTTTATAAAACTGCTTATACAACTGATGATATAGTTCCAGCAGCTCCTACAGCTACCAACTTTACTTTTAGTACAGCAGTATTTACTGGAGGAACTATTGGTGATGGTACTTGGAGTAAGGCTGCACCAACATTTGTGGCTAATAATACCTACAGGTATTGGGTAGCATCATTTACAGCCGTAGAAGGTGATACTGATACAACTACTGGAACTGGTGGTAGTCTTACTTTTGGTACACCTACAAAAGCAGTTGGATTTAGCGGACTAGTTACGTTTAGTAGCGGTACGCAAGTAACAGATGGTACTAATACTATTGCTGGGTTTAATAATCAAACACAGATTGATGGCGGGCAGATAACCACAGGAAGCATTTTAGCAGCAAGAATAGACACTAGAAATTTAACCATTAAAGATAGTAATGGTAATATACTATTTGGATCGGGAACAGCACTTGACTGGAATAATATAAGTACTAGTTATCCTAGTACAATAGATAACAGCAGCGTTACGGCTACTAGTCTAGGGGCAGTTAAAACTGATTTAAGCAATGCTCCAGCAGAAATATTAAACAGTAATATTACCGCTACTAGTCTAGGTGCAGTCAAAGTTGATCTAAGTAATGCTCCAGCAGGAATATTAAATAGTAATATTACTGCCGTTACTATAGGTGCAGTTAAAACTGATTTAACTAATGCTCCAGCAGGAATATTAAATAATAATTTATATATTAGTAAAACAGGTGCAGTTTATTCACTACAAGGTGGTGGTACAAGCACTTCTATTGATGCAGTAGGTTTAGCAGCCGTAAAAACTGATCTAACTAATGCCCCATCAGACATATTAAATAGTAATGTAACAGCAACTAGTATTGGTGCAGTTAAAACTGATTTAAGTAATGCACCTGTGGGAATACTTAATGGACAAATTAGTATAACGGAGACTAATGGCGTAGTAACATTAAGTAATGCTGGTACTGGATCTTTTACTACTATTACTTCTAATAATAAAATTAGTTCTACTAATGTAGCTACTTTTATGCAAGAAGCGGCAATAGGAGAGGCATATATTGGAAGTATTAGCGCCGGAAAAATAACTACAGGAACATTAGATGCAGCTAGAATTGGAGCAGGTAGTATAGATGCTGGAAAATTAGTTATTGGTAGTACTGGTAGCGGAAGTTATATGAGATTGTTTAATAATAAAATAGAAGTGTATGACGGTAATGTTTTACGGGTTAAAATAGGATTATTATAATGGCTACAACATATGGCCTACAATTATTTGATACTGCAGGATTACTAGAACTGGATTCCAGTTCTAGTATAAATGCCGGAGTATTTGTTAGAAGTATAACAATACCTTCAACTGGTAACAGTACAATACTTTTTAATGGACAGGCACAAGGATCTTTTGGTACTCTGCCTAATCTAGTTAACAGAACAATATTTTGGATAACGTTATTAAATGGAGACCAGGATATTAGACTATATACTAGTCCAGAATCATATCCTGGCATACAATACTCTCAGTTAAGTAGTTCAGATTTAGGAACAAGGAGAACAAGTACTATACTTGTTTTTGTAAGATAATGGCATACGGATTACAAAGTTTTAATAACGCTAACGAATATTTATTAGATAGCGACTACCCTAAACCGTGGTTTCATGCAAAAGCTACCCTATATGGGCCTACAACAACAGGTCCATATACTGTTAAGTTTAGAGAAGGTGATGGTAGCGGCGGCTCTACACAATTAGAGTTTAGAGCTTATACACTAAACTATACTGCACCTAATCACGGCGTTAATCAAAAAACCGGATTTGCATTGATAACCATGCCAAATACTGAAATTTGGTATGCATGTGATAATTATTGGCAATCTGGAATTAACGGTGCTTTTACAGTCTATGCACTAGTTCCTAGTACATATAATAATCCAGATGGTAGTTATAAAGAAGGCAGTAGTGACATACCAGAAGTATATCTATTTTGTCACGAACACATTAATTTAACTAGTAGCAGTGGTACTTATGGTATGCAGATGTTTAACTCTGCAGGCCTATGCACGTTTGATACAGGTCAAAAAATATTTAGACCTGTTGAAGGACAGCTATTGTATCATCCATATCCTAGTTTACGTGCAAGTATAGCTACAGCCAATCCTATTATTGATACAGTATTTCCATATGTTCCTGGTGGTACGCCTACTAGCTTTACTTTTGGATATACCTTTTCAAAACCAATATTTTATTTACCTAAACTATATTCTACTATTAGTGCA